GCTGCTAAGGCAGGAGCAGCATATGTATCACCATTTGTTGGTAGAGTTGACGACAATTCATTTGGTGGACTATGTTTAGTTAAGGATATTGCTAAGGTATTTCGTGAGCATATGGTAAGAACTCAAGTTCTAGCAGCATCCTTGAGAGGTGTAAGGGATGTAGGTAGAGCATTTGAGTATGGTGCTGACATTGTTACTATGCCAACAGCAGTCTTTGAGAAGATGTACAAACATATCCTAACTGATAAGGGGTTAGAATTGTTTGATCATGATTATCAATCAACTTTAAATTACTTAAATGAGAATCCACCTGTGGTATAGTGAAGATATGAAAAAGTGGCGTTGGTGCATAACCGACACACCACGAGATTGGGGTGCGACTAGACAAGAAACAGGAGATGCAGATACTTTAGATGAAGCAATGGAAATTATTGCCAAAACAGCCAAGAAGATGATAGGTTCTGGAGAACCAGTTGCTGGTTGGTTTGGCGCTTAACGGATAGAACAATGGTAAGCGTAAGATGCCGTCAATGCGGCAAAGAGTTGGCATCACACCCAACTAAAACATATTCATGTGGTTGCTCTAACATGACAACTGTTAGAGGAGAGAATGTGACAGCTAAAGATTTGACAAAGGTTGTTATGCTAAACAGTGGAAAACGTGTTAAGGATGATAACGCTTTGACTGCTACTGATCTTCAATGGCAGGAAGAACGAAGAAAACGTAAAGTAAAGCGTCTAGATTATGAAGTCAGATGACAGAACTATAAAGAGAGTATAAAGGATATAGATAGTTAGTACGAGACATGTTATAGTCTCAAGACATTACCTTCCAAGCCAATGCTAAATCTCGACGAACGATACCATTCTTATCTTGATGGTAGTAAGAAGATGAGAATAGATGGAGTCGAGGAAAAAGTAACTGGTTATGGATATCTGGATGATGGAAAAGATATTACAGGGTATTATGTTACAACTGAGAATTATAAGTTACGTTATAATAATGATCAAGTATTTTTAGGTATGGAAGCTGTAAGGGGATTGCAAAAGGTCAAATAAAAAACCCCCTAGGTGGGGGCTTTTTATATTAAATTTTTGCTAAGGTGGATGGGAATGAGAAAATGATAACAGAATCAAAGTAAGACCTCCTTACAGATACGTTTACAACTTGACTGGTCATCTTCACACTCAATTAAGCATTCGTAATAGTCGTTGAGTTTCGATTCTTGTTCATTGAACACTAACTGTTCGGAATGACTATTCCATCCTGCTAGTTGATTGTAAGACAATGTTCTACGCATTAAATAATGCCCTCCGTGTTTAGTGGACTTTCATAATGAAGGAATTTAGGTTCATCTTGTTTCCTCCTTTCTCTCCTAAATACTATTTAGCATATTTGTTTTCATTTGGCAACAATTCAATGAAGAAGTATTTCGACAAAGTAGTAGCATGGGATAGAAACCTTGCTAAGAAGTTTCAAGACAAGTTTAATTTAACTGACTATCAAATGCTCTGCGTCTCATTCGCTAAAGGATTTGTAATCGGTGCAATCCTCCTCTGATATTGTCTGGTCAATCATTTGGATGATTGCCATCCTCCTCGTTGGAGTTTCTTATTCCATTTATTGGATTTTTACATACGATGACCGAACACAGCCAAGAAACGAAGATAGCAATTCTGGAAGCGAAAGTGGAACACATGATGGATCACGTCAAGGAATTGACACTTAGAGTTCGTGCTAATGAAAAAGTAGTTGCTTCTGTTAGTCTTTTAGGTGTTATAGCCTGTACCTTTATTGGTGCAGGTTATTTTGCTCCAAAGGCAGAAGCATGTAGTCTTCCTGCAGATGGAAGGCCTGCAAATTGTCCAGAGAATTGGGAGCTTGGTGTTAAACCTGATCCTCCTGATCCTACTCCAGGGACAACTCCAGGGACATCAAATGGTGTTTCGAGACAACATAGATATAGTGAAAAATATTCATATAGACCTAAACCTTATCCAGGGATGTTACCGGATAATTCTGCTACTATTAGCAACTGGATGAGTAAGATGAAACAGTGGGAATTGGAACAGACGATTAGGGATCCGGAGTTTGATATAAATAATGCACTTGCGGAATATTTCAACAATGGCGGCAATGACCCCACCGAGCAGGAAGAGCTGCTACAATTTTCGAGTGACGGAGATAAACAGAGTATTGGATGGAGATACGATTGATGTAACAATCGATCTTGGATTCGATCTGTTTAAGAAAGAACGTGTGAGAGTAGCAGGAGTTGACACACCAGAGAAGCGCACCCGTGATTTAGAAGAAAAGGAACTAGGAATAGATGCTACTAATTGGTTGAAGAAAAAGTTAGAAGATACTATTGCTGGTGATGGAGATGAACTTACTATCAGGACTGAATTAGTCGGTGGTATGGGTAAGTATGGTAGACTACTTGGATGGTTGTATATAAATGAAGAAACTGTATCACTTAATGAGCAGATGATTGAAGAAGGTTATGCTTGGGCATATGATGGTGGTACTAAGCAGAAAGATTTTGAACAACTACGTGAAATTCGTAGAGTACATGGCACTTTAGTGGAGTAAAACAATGGAAAAAGTATTAGAACAAGCGTTACCACAAGTAACAAAAACAATAGAACCAACACCACCTTTACCACCTGCAGAACCAGAAGGAGGATTTCCTTGGTGTGGGACTGGAATTGTAGTGTTAGTTGTTGTTGCTGCACTTGTTGGTAGAAAACTTCTTTCAAAATCAGATGATGATGACTAATGAAAACACCTAATGGAACTCTTCCTGTTGATATGAGTGAAACCTTCTATAGAGAGGGGTGGAAGTATTGTCGTTATCTTATTACAGATCCTAGATCTGATGTTTATTTAAAAATGGCTAGAAAAAATGCAAGTACCAAATTGGAACCATCACTACAGAACATTACTTGAGGGTTAATTATGTCAGTATTAAAGAAAGGATTTAACGGTGGCCTCTGGGCATTCCGTTTAGTATTTGCAGTGGTAGTAGCAGAACTTGCTATTGTTGCAGGAACTGTAGTGGGATGTTTTGAGGAAGATATCTGTACAGATGCAGACACTCAAGCAATTAAAGAAACGATGCAAGGACTAGCAACAAAGAGTTTTGCATTGTATGCTGCTGAGAAGGGTATTAACTCTAACAGTAAGAAGGAAGAAGAAGCATAATGGATGGTCGCGAATTTCGTGACGAACTCCTAGGATTGTTGAAAAAAGATGCTTACCGTAAAGGTGAGTTCACACTTTCTTCTGGGAAGACGAGCGAGCATTATGTTAATTGCAAGCCTGTGATATTAAATGGTAGGGGACTTACCCTTACCAGTCTTTTGATGTTAAAGGAAATTTCTACCAGGGTAGTAGCAGGACTTACTCTTGGTGCTGATCCTTTAGTGTCTGGTGTGGCAGTCTGTTCTGCCTTAGATGGTAGGATGATTGATGCCTTGATTGTTCGTAAAGAACCTAAAGGACATGGTACAGAGGCATGGATAGAGGGACCTTTACCTACTAAGGATACTAAGATTACTGTATTAGAGGATGTAGTTACTACTGGTGGTAGTTCTATTAAAGCAGTAGAGAAACTACGTGAATCTGGTTATGTAGTAGAGCGTGTTGTAACTATCATAGATAGGCAAGAAGGTGGTGCTGATGCAATGAAGGCAGCGGATTTAGAATTAAAATCGTTATTTACATTGGAGGATTTCAATGAGTGAATTCCAATCTGACATTAAGGATAGGAAGTATGATGAGGAAGGTAACGAGTTAGATAAGCATGGATTTAAAATTAAGATACTTCCTGATGGATTAGAATCAGTTCGTAAGTCAGTTGAGAATGGTGAACAACTGTGTGGATTGGATAGGAATCTAATGGCAAAATTACTTAAAGGAGAGTGGAATCAGTACACCACCTCAGATCATTCAGGACGAACTAGTAAAAAGATAGTGATAGAGTATGACATTAAGCATAATACCTCTTGACAAGGTGTTGTACTTATCTTAAACTAACAACGTTAACTTTAGACCGATGACACGTTCGCTTGTAGACAAATTCCATAAGCATTTACCATTGTTAGAACAAACAGTAAGGAGGGAGTGCGACTTAGACCATTCAAATCCAAAGTTATACAGAAAAGTTTATCGTTATTTTCGTGATAAGGGGGTTGAGTTTTACGATAACCCCGATGATGATTATGAGTTAGTTGTTGAAGAACTTGCTAGTGAGTTAAAAAAATTATGAAAGTAATTATGGAACGGTATCCATACCGTTATGTGGAGACGGGAACCCTAGACAATGGGTTCCCTGACTTTAGAATCCAGAAGCAGAATGAGTACACCAAAAGATATAAAGATATGTATCTATGTGATAATGGTATGCAACTTACCACTGCTATTGAGGATTTTGAGTATACAAAATGGTTAGATCCTGAAGGCGTCCCTGCTTACAGGAAGTATAACTAAATAGCACAACACACTTATTTTAGAAAAATGGCAGCAAGAGGAAAAGCATCTACATCATCAACTGGAGCATCTATGTCCAAGTATGATGTTGAGGTAGAAGCAAGACTTCAAGCATTGGAGAAGGCAGTAAAGGAACTTCAAAATCATTCTCATGATGGTGGTTCTATAGATGATGCAACACTACTTAAGTCCGAACAATTCAAAGGACTTGCTGAAGATGTTGCTCGTATGCGTAAGACACTAGGAATCTGATGACCTGTACAGCATTAGTATTAGGAGCTGGTGGTTTCATCGGCTCCCATATGGTGAGGCGTCTTAAGTCCGAAGGATACTGGGTGCGTGGGGTTGACCTCAAGCGTCCAGAATTTTCATCTACGGAAGCAGATGAATTTATTCAAGGTGACTTAACTGATCCTCTATTTGTTGAGAAGATACTTCGTTATACTGGATCAACTGGGAACTTCTATAAACAGGACGTTCCAAGAAAGTATTGGAATCCATTCCACGAAATTTATCAATTCGCGGCTGACATGGGTGGTGCAGGTTTCATCTTTACAGGTGAAAATGAT